GTCTTTGATTGAAACCAAAGAATTAAACTGCGCTTCTGTTCTGAACTACGCATTTAACTCCGCTTATCCCGGAGGCGATGGCGTGCCCCTGATCTCTACTGCTCACCCCATCGTGAACGGTACTTTCAGTAACCAGCTCGCTACTGCTGCTAACCTGTCACAGACTTCTTTGGAGCAGATGTTGATCCAGATTCGTCAGGCAGTGGATAACAACGGTAAGAAGATTCGTTTGGTTCCCCGTCAATTGGTCGTTGCTCCCGGTAACATCTTCCAGGCTGAGGTTCTGCTGAAGTCTGTGTTGCGTACTGGTACAAGCAACAACGACGTGAACCCAATCAAGTCAATCGGTTTGTTGGATGAGGGCGCTGCTGTATTGTCCCGTCTGACCAGCTCGACAGCTTGGTGGGTACAGACCGATGCACCCGAGGGCATGAAGCTCTTGATGCGTCGCGCGTTGGAAAAGACCATGGAAGGTGACTTTGAAACCGACTCGATGCGCTACAAGGCAACAGAGCGCTATCAAGTGGGCTTCACTGACCCCCGTGCAATGTACGGTACACCTGGCGTCTAAGTAGTTGATTTAGAAAGAAATTGACAACCTCGATTAAGTATACTAAGATACAACAGTTGCTTAATCGAGGGAGTCAAAATGCCGCAAAGACAGCACGAAGTTTGTATAGTAGCAAATTGTGATAGAAAGCATAAAGCACGCGGATATTGCCAAACGCACTATATGCAGTTCAAGCGAGGAATATCTGAACTTGGAGAAATCCGAGAACGGATAAGAGAAAAACCGGAGCAATGTATTGAGGAAGGATGTACGGAAGAAGTAAAAGCGAAGGGACTGTGCAAGATGCACTACCAACGCCTTCTCCGCCACGGATTTACTAAATACAGAGACCGAAAGAAACCGCCCAAGATTTGTCGGGTTCCTGGTTGTGAGAGCTGGTTATATTCAAATGGGTTATGTAATGCACACTATTGCAAAGATCGAATGTGGAGTGAGTTTGGTTTTACCATAGATGCGTACATTGAAATGCTTGCAGATCAAAACGATGTATGTAAGATTTGTAAGCAACCTGAAACATCTAAGGATGCACGATCTGGTAAAACAAAAGACTTTGCGATAGATCACTGTCACAAAACAGGTAAGATTCGTGGTTTGTTATGTATCAAATGTAATACCGCAATAGGACTGTTTCAAGACGATCCAATATTATTGCGAAGTGCAGTTGAGTATTTGAAGTTATTTAATTAGGCAACTTTTCAAGGAGTTATGCCATGCCACAGTTTTCAGATGATTTATTTTTAGGTGCTGCTTATACCAATATGGGTATGAAGAGCACATACCCTTCGCCCATGAGTTTGGGTGTAGGACCTCTAGGTCGTATTTATGTATGGGATTCCGTTCCAGTTGCTAAGGGCGCTGCTAACGTAGCTGCTGCTAGCGTTTGGACTGCTGGGATTACTTTAACCGCTGGTACGGGTACAACATCCGTAGTGCGCGCAGATGGCACAACTGTGATCCAGTTGGATCAGCCCCGCGCAGTCAGCGTGACATTAGGTTCTGGTTCGCCCACAAGCCGTGTTGTGACTGTTACAGGTTATGACGTATATGGCCAACCTATGTCAGAAGCAATTACTACTGGCACAACACCTTCTACCACTGTTAACGGTAAGAAGGCATTTTATCAAGTTGCAACAGCAACCATTTCTGGCAGCCCCGTTGTTACAGTTTCATTAGGTACATCTGATGTATTAGGTTTGCCTGTAAGCGTAACATCAGGTTCATACTTAGCTTCAGTATTGTACGCCAACGCATTTACAACCGATGGCGGTACATTTGTTGCTGCTGATACCACAAGCCCTGCTACAACAACAACGGGCGATGTTCGTGGTACTTATGTTCCTTCTGCTGCTGCCAACGGAACAAACCGTCTTGTAGTGGGTATCTTGTTGACTGGTATTGCTACCGGTCCTAACGCAACCCGCGCTGGCGCTCTTGGTGTTACACAAGCCTAATTAGGAGATTGACATGGGACAGTTTAAACCTATGGTGAAAATGATCACCACAGAGCCAACCGTAGAGTTGAAGCTCAAGAAGGGCGGTCACGTAGCTAAGCATCACAAGAAGCACGAAGAGCACCACGAAGGCCATAAGAAGGCCGTACACAAAGCTATGGGTGGCTTGGGTGTGTTGAGCGATCCTAAGATTGCTACACCTCCCGTGGCTCCTGCTGCGCGTATTAGAAAGCCTTCCTTGGGCGCACGTATGGCTGCTATGAAGGGTATGACAACCCCTCTGATGGCTAAGAAAGGCGGCAAGGCTCATCACCACGCTCATGGCGGTAAGATTGAGAAAGAAGTAAAGCATCTTGAGAAAGAGTTGCATCACCACGAGCACATGAAAGCCAAGAAAGCCCACCACGGTCTGAAAGACGGCGGTAAGGTTAGCGAGTTTGAAAGCACCAAGATGGATACAGCGCACCACGATACCGTACACGGTACAGGCGGCGTTAAATTGGGCGCAGCAGGCTACAAGCATGGCGGTAAGATTCATCACGCTGCTCACCACGCTCATGGCGGAAAAGTGCATCACATCTCTGGTCATCCAGTTGGTTCGCACGAGCACCACAAGCACATGGCTAAACACCACGCTGCTAAGCACAAAGAAGGCGGTTCTACTCACCATCACAAAATGCACGAGCATCATAAGCATTTGGCTAAGATGGCTAAGGGCGGCGTTGCTAACTTTGCTGAGACCAAGATGGATACCGCACACCACGACACTGCTCATGGCACAGGCGATGTGAAAGAAGGTAAGCTAGGTGGTTACAAGCATGGCGGCAAGATGCACGCTCATCACATGCACGGCGGTAAAGTTCACCACAAAGCCACAGGCGGCGTGATTGAAGGCAAGCCAGCTGGTTACAAACGTGGTGGCGCTGTAGAAGATTCAGGCCGTCCCGTGGATATGCCCCAAGGCATGAAGAAGGCATCTGCTCCCGTTAAAATTACCGAACTGTCCGGTACTTTTAAGAAGGGTGGCAAGGTTCATCACAAAGCTCATGGTGGCAAGATGCACCATAAGGATATGTGCTAATGCCTTCAAAAAGCCCCGAGCAGCATAAGTTAATGGAGGCGGTGGCGCATAACCCCGCCTTCGCTCGGAAAGTTGGAATACCACAAAAGGTAGGCAAAGAATTTGCCGCTGCTGACAAAGCCCACAAGGCAAAAGGCGGCGGCAACATTCGTGCCCGCAGACGCGGATGATGTCATGGCTTATTCAGGAACAGTTGGGCAGACGGTCATTACAGTATCAAAGCTTATTGACCACGGAGCACGCCGCTGCGGCAAGCTTGCTGAAGATCTAACATCGGAACAGCTTCTCTCTGCACGGGAGTCGCTGTTCTTCTTGTTGTCCAATCTAGCCAATCGTGGCATACAGTATTGGGCAATCAATAAGTTAGTAGTTGGATTAAATCCAGACCAGTATATCTATAACCTTCCGAAAGGAACTATAGATACACTGAACGTTCTCTATCGCACGATGAATCGCCCAACAGGCTCGTATTCATCTTCTGCCGGTGGTGTTGTTGGAAATGCATTTGACAATGACATCAATACTTGGTGCCAACAAGGCGCTGCAAACGGAAATATTGAGATATTCTATGGAACCAACAACCCAATTTATGCTGGATCTGTGGGCATTATGCCTTACGTTGCTGGCGGTGGAAGTGCTGTATGGTCATTGGTTTTAGAATATTCTGTTGATGGCGCAACATGGCAGAAGTTATATGATTATGGCTCTGTCACAGTCACCGACAAGCAATGGATATGGCAGGATATAGATCCAGGTCAGTCCGTAGAGTATTACCGCATCCGTGCTTATAACGGCACAACACTAGCGTTACGTGAGTTCTATGTGGGAAATAACAGCCGCGAGATTATGATGTCGCGTCTGAATCGTGATGACTACACGAACTTACCAAACAAGAACTTTACAGCCAACCAGCCGTATCAATTTTGGTTCGACCGCACTATTCCTCAGCCTAGTATCTATTTATGGCCTACTCCATCTGATCCCTTTGTGCAGATGACTGTATGGTACTCCCGTCAGATTGATGACGTTGGAGCGCTTACAGACGAGCTAGAAGTCCCTCAGAGATGGTATGAGGCTGTGGTTATGATGCTAGCGCATAGGATGAGCCTAGAGTTGCCACAAGTGGATATGGGTAGGGTGCAGTATTTAGAAAAGATGGCTGCACAGTACCTGTTTGATGCCGAGCAGGAAGAAAGAGATCGCGGTCCGATTTACTTTGCGCCTAACTTGTCTGTATATACAAAATAATGCCTATCTTCCTTGATACAACGGGTATGTCAACGCTGGCGATTGGAGTTTGTGATCGCTGTAAGATGAAGCGTCCGTTGTCTACTATGGGGCCAGATACCAACTTTCCTGGCCTTAGAGTATGTGATCAAGGATGTAAAGACGATAAAGATCCTTATAGACTCCCTGCCCGTAAGACTGAGCGCATTAATTTGCGCTTTCCGCGTCCTGATGTGAGCGTTGCAACTAATCCAAATGCAATCACAACAGGCGCTTACGGGTATAATGAGCTATCTCCTGAACAAAACACACAGACCCCAGAGAATTCTGGGAATCTGGATTCGATTACGGTGAGTCCATAATGGCAAACGTAACTATAACGCAGCTCCCAGCCGCGCAACCGCTGACCGGAACGGAATCCGTACCTGTAGTACAGAACGGCGTTACGGTACAGACCACCACAGGCGCGATTGCTAACGCTCCCGTACAGACGCAGACGTTCCTAACGGTCAATAACGAGCCAACTTTACCTAATAGCCGCTATTTTGCAGAGGGATTAGGCATTGGATTGGTTGATAATGGCGCTCAATCCTACTATCGCATCGGTTTAAATGGCGTTAGTGCGAGTTTAGAGACGGCTGGAAACGGTTTAATAGTAAAAACAGGCTCAACTGTAACTCCTGTGACGATAACGGCTTCAGGAGCGGGTATTTCGGTTACAAGTGGCGGTGGACAGTCAGGAAATCCTGTTATTCAGCTCACAGGATTAGCCAATTCAATAGCAAATCAAGCTGGAAATGGACTAATAGCGCTCAATAACTCAAATGTTTACACGCCTGTATCAATTGTAGGTGTTGCAAACCAAATTAGCGTTACAAATGGTAATGCGGCGGGTGCTAGTAACCCTTCTATCGGATTGTCTAACGATCCTATCGTGCCAGGTATGGCGGCTATTACCGTTCCGATTGGAACGACCGTTCAACGACCCAGTGGTTCTAATGGACAGATCCGTTACAACACAGATTTAAATCAATTTGAAGGATATTCCGCTGGCGCATGGAGAGTTTTCTCGGCATCAGGTGGAGTAGCTTCGTTTAGCGCAGGGACAACAGGTTTTCTGCCTAACACGCCTACAGGCGGAATAGTAACGCTAACCGGCGTATTAAATGTTGCTAGTGGCGGTACAGGGGCAAGCGCTTCATTGACAGGATATGTAAAAGGTAACGGCGTTTCTGCGATGACAGCCGTTACAACCATTCCAAATACCGATATAACTGGATTGGGTACGCTATCCACGCAGAATGCAAACGCAGTTGCGATTACAGGCGGAACAATATCAGGTGTTGCATTAACTTTAGATAGCCTAGACAACACGCCTATAGGCGTGACCACTCCATCTTCAGGCGCGTTTACAAGTATTTCTGCGACTAGCGGTACGATTAACGGCGATACAATTGCCACGCTGACTGCTTCACAGATACTCACGAATAAAACTATTAGCGGCAGTAGCAATACATTAACTAATATCGGTAACAGTTCGCTTACTAACAGCGCAGTTACAATTAACGGAACAACTGTTAATTTAGGTGGATCTGTAACTGTTACAGCAGCATCGCCTAATCCTCTAACAATTGGAACTGGATTATCGGGTTCAAGCTACAATGGAGTTGTTCCTGTAACTATTGCTATAGCTTCTACTGGAGTAAGTGCAAATACGTATGGTTCAGCATCTCAAGTTGGCGTGTTTACTGTTAATGCTCAAGGTCAATTAACTTCAGCATCCAATACATCTATTGCAATACCATCTTCTGCTATTACAGACAAGGGAATGGCAAATGGTGTTGCTTCATTAGACGCAACAGGAAAAGTACCTACAACTCAATTACCTTCTTCAGTAATTGGCGGAGTGTCATATCAAGGTACGTGGAACGCTACTACCAATACTCCCGCTTTAACATCAAGCGTAGGAACAAATGGATATTATTATTTAGTATCGGTTGGTGGTACTACCAATCTCAATGGCATCAATCTTTGGACCGCTGGAGACTGGGCTGTATTCAATGGAAGTATTTGGGAAAAGGTATTAGGATCGTCTGCCGAGGCATTCCAATCTATTACTGTAACTGGTTTAACTGGTTATATGTATGCGAATGGATCAAGTGCTGTAACCGCGTCTACATCTATTCCAACAACGGCTTTGAGTGGAACAATTACTAACTCTCAATTAGCTAATAGTACGATATCAGGCGTATCACTTGGATCAAATCTAAATGCATTGTCATTAGGAACTGGCCTGACAGGCGTTTCCTATAATGGATCTGCCCCTATTTCAACATCTATTGATACAGCCGTTGTTGCTACGCTGACCGGAACACAAACGCTAACAAACAAAACAATCAGCGGATCAAGCAATACATTAAACAATATTGGAAATAGTTCTCTTATTAATAGCTCAATTACTATTAACGGAACGCCTGTCAGTCTGGGCGGGTCTGTTACGGTAACCGCTTCATCGCCATATGCTTTAACGATTGGCGCGGGATTAAGTGGAACTAGCTATAACGGATCTGCGCCTGTTACAATTACCAATACCGGCGTGACAAGCTTTTCAACTGATACCACTGGTCTTACTGTAACTGCATCAACGGGAAATATAACACTAGGTGGTACTCTTAATGTAGCAAATGGCGGTACTGGTGTAACGTCCTCAAGCGGTCCTAATTCTGTTGTATTGCGTGATGCAAACGCAAACGAAAGTTCAAATGCTTTCTTTGCTGGATTTACAAGCGTAGCCGCTTCTGGAACGCAAATTGTTCTCACAGCCTCTTCAACACCTGTATATGTAATTACAGGCTCTGGCGGCCAAACAATTAAGCTGCCAGATGCAACCACATTACCTAATGGCGCAATCTTCTCGTTTAATAATAATCAAACGAGTGGTGCGATTACTGTAAACAATAATTCAAATACATTATTTGCATCTGTTCCATCAGGCGGTTATTCAACTATAGTTTTATTGTCTAATTCCTCTGCGGCGGGATCGTGGGATAGGCATGATCAATCGCCATCAAACGTATCTTGGTCAACCAATACGTTTAATTATCCTGGATCTATTACGGGAACAACGTGGAATGGCGTTGCGATTGGCGCGATATATGGCGGAACAGGTCAAACATCTTATGCAACAGGCGATACGTTATACGCCTCTGCAACTAATACATTATCTAAACTAACTGGTAATACAACCGCAACCAAGAAGTTCCTGACACAAACGGGAACAGGTTCTGCGTCTGCCGCTCCTGCGTGGGGAACGGTATCTGCTGGTGATATCAGTGGTTTAGGTACAATGGCAACTCAGAATGCCAATTCTGTAACAATCACCGGTGGTACAATAGATGGTGTGACGATTGGTGGGACGACTCCGGCGGCAGGTACGTTTACAGTTGTGACGGCTACGTCGGGTATTTATGGTGGGTCTTTTTAAGAGAGGGTAGAGATGAGTAGACAGATGACGATTGTGGCCACGGGAGTAGGCCCCAGTGCGATCTTTGGCGTGGATATTAATATCACTCCAGTAAACGTGTCGTTTGGTGTGACTTTGAGTCCTGATGCTAATTTAAAGTATACCGTTGAGCATACGTATCACGACTTATGGAGTCCGTATAACGTTCAGGACGTTCAATGGTTTCCGTTTATTACGGATCAAACCAGTAATGCTGATGGTTATTACGGTTATCCTATTTCTGGTCTGCGCGTTAATATAACTTCGTGGACAGCAGGGTTAATCACAATCAAAGTATTGCAAGCTGGTATTTAAGTAAATGCCTACATCTGCCGGCGTGTATGGCCGAGTTTATGGAACTGGTTCGGGGACGAGTACATCTAATGCTCCATCTACAAGTGGATCAAGCAGTTCAACAATAGTACGTTCGTATGCCTTTACTACTCCATCACTCAGCTGGGTTGTAGCGCACAACCAAAATACTCAAAAGATGAATGTAACGCTCTTTGATTCAAGCAATAACATAATGTTTGCAAAGATTACTGCAAACTCGCCTAATCAGTTTACTGTTTTCCTGACCACGCCTATGGCTGGAACAGTAAATGTAACATTCATAGTGTAGAGTATAATATATGAATAAAATGACTATTTCTAAGCGAGATCTTCACCTAGCGGCTTATATTAAGGCGCATGGGGGAGAGCTCGTTAGTTATAAGAACGGTAATTTTTACTTTGAAAGTGAAGTTCCTGAAAGTGAATGGCGGGTCAAACACGCATCATCTGACGCACTTAGGGTGGATCAAGAGCTACTTGTTCTACGCCGGTTTGTGCTGTAAGATTTTATGCGCGTGAGTCGTGTCGAGAATCGAACTTAAATATACCTATCTGGAGTTTTGACTCATGGCTAATTTCCCAATTTATCATGGTATTACGCTTGCCGGTAATGCCTATATCGAAAATTTCAACATTGAAGTTCTGTCTGCAGATCCCGTACCGTTATCAACGGCTCGTATCTGGTACAACAGCACAACCAATGCAATCAAATATTCAACACTTGATGGTTCTGGCGCTCTTGTAGTTCGCACCATTGAGACAGCAGAAGACACAGCTGCAGCTATTGCAACTGTTAACGCTGCGATTGCTACAGAAAGAACCCGCGCTCAAGCGGCTGAATCTACCCTTACAACAAACCTGTCAGCCGAAGTATCACGCGCTGAAGCTGCTGAAACATCTTTAAACGCTAAGATTGATCAGACTAAATCTGACATTCTGGGCGGTATGCCTGCTTCTATGCTTGCAACGATCACCCAGATCGACGCAGCACTGAAGAATAACCCCAATATCGTTGACGTTATTGAGGGCATGATTACAGCGAACACGAACGCTATCACTGCCGAAACAAGCCGCGCAGAAGCCGCCGAGTCGTCAATCAGCTCCACAGTTTCTTCTAACTACACAACACTCAACAGCGCAATTACAACTGAAGTTACTCGTGCTACTACAGCCGAGACTTCATTGTCTTCGCGTATCAGCAGCTTAGAGAGCCAGACATCCGGCAAGGTTGGTGATCTTACAACCCTGCACACAAGCTACAAGACTGACATCGTTGGCGCGATCAACGAAGTTTATTCAGACGTTCAAGCTGAACAGTCCCGTGCTCAATCTGCTGAGTCCACACTCACAACCAACTTAGCCGCTGAAGTTACTCGTGCAACAGCAGCAGAAACAAGCATCAACTCTGCTCTTACCGCCGAAGTTAGCCGCGCACAGTCTGCTGAGACATCTATTGCTGGTACTGTTACAGCAGAAGTTTCTCGCGCACAAGCTGCTGAGTCTTCACTCTCCACGCGCATCACAACAGAAGTTAGCCGTGCTCAAGCCGCTGAGACTTCTATTGCTGGCACAGTAACCACTGAGGTTTCCCGCGCTCAAGCAGCAGAAACATCTATCGCTGGTACAGTAACTGCTGAAGTATCGCGTGCTCAGGCTGCTGAACTGACATTGACCAACAACTTGGCCGCTGAAGTTAGCCGCGCCCAAGCTGCTGAGGCTTCGATCTCTACAACAGTATCTGGTAACTACAGCACACTGAACTCAGCTATCAGCACAGAGCACTCCCGTGCTGCCGCTGCCGAGACTTCAATTGCTGGTACAGTTACAGCCGAAGTAAGCCGCGCTCAAGCTGCAGAAGCTTCCTTGTCCAACAGCATCAGCAGCGAAGTTACAGCACGTACATCTGCTGTATCTGCTGAGCAGTCCCGCGCACAAGCAGCTGAAACATCTTTAGCTAACAGCATCAGCACAGAAGTTTCTGCTCGCCAAACCGCTGTTTCTAACGAGCAATCACGCGCACAAGCTGCTGAGCAAACTCTGACAACAAACCTCGCTGCTGAAGTTAGCCGCGCAGAAGCTGCAGAGACAACGCTCTCCAACCGTATCACTTCTGAAGTTAGCCGCGCTCAAGCAGCTGAGCAAACACTCACCACTAACTTAGCAGCAGAAGTTAGCCGTGCAGAAGCAGCAGAAGGTCAGATCCGTACTGACTACAATGCAACAGTATTTACATACGAAGCACCCACCGCTGCAACAACACATACAATCGCCCACAACCTGAACAACGCGTTCGTGGAATTGTCTGTTAAGGTTC